CGATTTGTCTGCGCCATCAAGTGTTTATCCTAATGATTTAGTCTTTACTTCTTCACACACTTTAAAGAAAAATCACTGGCATAACGTTCTTGTTACGTGGTCAAACAGTAGTAATAATTCTACTGGATCAATTTTTATTGACAACAACAAAACTGACTTTCATGTTCCGTCTGCATCTTTAAGTGCACCTACTTTAAAAAGTCCAGGATTTTTATGTATAGGAAACTACTACGACAATAGTTATGGCGCACCGATGGATGGGTTAGTGACCAACGACCCCAAAGACACAGGAGGTAATTCAATAAATGAAGGTTATTTGCCTGCTGGAGCTAGCCCTGATAGAGCACTTACTCGAGGACCAAATGAATTTAGTCACCCACTAAATGCAGAAATTCATGACATTAGAATGTACAACAAGTACATAAATAAAAATCTTAAAAAATACGAAAATCTATTTGAAGAAAGCCCTACATCAACTGATGATTTAGTGTTTTACGTGCCAGTATATTTTTTCCCTTCGTCTTCACTAAGAGAAGTTTTAGTAACTCCTTTTCAAAGAATTCTTAGCACGACAAATGATCCGTTTAGTGTGCAATACTCCTTTGGAGTAGGCGGAAAGATGACAAATCTTGAAAACTACACACTAGATTTTGTTGAAATGAGGCAACCAAGACATTTAGGTCTTTTTCCTTATACCATAAATACCACAGTACAAAACATAACAGCAGATAGCTACACATATGATACCGGATCTAATGCTAAAAGACTTTTGTCAATTCTTCCTAATGACAACGGGCTACATAAGCCTAAATATGACTTGCTTGAAAAGTCTGTTATGTCTGCAAGTAACATGTTTAAAAAGTCTGGAAGGGCAATTGACTACTCAATTATTGCATTAGACAATCTTATTCCTACATCATCACTGTATCCCGGGCTTGTATTCACGTCAGGCTCTATTTTTGATCAAATAGTAGGATCAGCACCTGATAATCCAGGTGTAGCGCCAGGAGCAGTATTGACAATCGCTCAGCGCACAAGAGATGTAAGTTCAAATGAAATTACAATTGTAGACATATCTAACCTTTATTACGGATCAAAAATACACCCAGGGTCTTTTCATCTATACGAAGAAAATCTGACAGGATCTTCAGGTGATATTAGCATAAATATTCGAGACAATGGTCGAGGGGGTCTTTATCGTGCTGACTGTGAGACAACACAGGCAACATGGAATAATATTGGCACAATCTTGTACGAAGAGGGTATAGCTGTTATTAAAACACCTAATTTGCCTTATTTTGGAAAAGATAAAATTGATATGCGCTTCAGAGGAGAACAGACTCTCAATACTCTAGTTTTAAATGTACCGGTAGAAGTTGGTCAATTTATGTCCTCTTCTAACAGTACGTATACATCTTATCCGCCTGACGCATTGCCACACAACAAAAATCTTTCTACTATACACGTGACGACTGTCAATATTCATGATGACAACTTTAATGTCATTATGAAAGCTCAACTAGCACAGCCTATTACAAAAACAGAAGAGGATGAGTTTATTATTAGACTCAAACAGGATTTTTAAATGATTTTAGGCATGGACATATCCACTTCATGTACAGGATTTTGCATAGTAGACGAAAAAGGTGAGCAAGTTCACTTTTCACATGTGGATCTATCTAAAGTCAAAAACTTTTTTGAAAAAGTGAAAAAAGTTAAGTCGCATGTCCTGGAACTAATGATTAAACACCCTATCGAAGAAATAGCCGTCGAAGATTATTTAACAAGCTTTGCAAGAGGAAGATCTTCTTCTGGCACACTTTTTAAGTTGGCAAAATTTAATGGTATTATTCAGTGGGTTTGCTATAATGACTTAGGCATTGAAGCATATCCTATCAATGTTAATAACGCAAGAAAAATAAACAATATAATTGTTTTAGGGAAAAAGAAAACTTCTGAAGGAACAAAAGATCAAGTCTTGCGCCAAGTAAAAGAAATAGTAGGCAAAAGCTTTGTGTTTCCTACAAAAATTCTCAAGTCGGGCTCTAGAAAAAGTTTGAAAGTTTATGAAAAACACGCATATGACATGGCAGACGCTTTTGTAATTGCAAAGGCAAAGTGGCTTGAAAATAATGAAGATAGTGATTAATATTCTCAATAATGAATATTGTCACGCTTAAACAAAAGAAAGACTTACTAGTATCCGTTTTCGGTGAAGGAATTACTTCTGGCGATGGAAAAGATTTAGCAGTTTATTGTCCAGTGTGCAAAAAGTCTCCAAAAACAAAAAAGAAAAGAAAGCTTTCTATTTCTATTGAAACAGGCGTTTATCATTGTTGGGTTTGTGAATCAAAAGGAAAAAGTCTTTCTTGGTTTGTTAAGAAAAATATTCCAGAATTTAAGAATCTTGACCGTGTAAGAGAATTTTTTGGAGGAGAAAACTCTCCAGACGAAGATGAAAAAAAGGTTATTTGCCTTCCTTCTGACTTTAAAATGGTCGTACTTTCTAATAGTCATACTGCAAACTTTATACGAGAGTATCTTTTTAATAGAGGAATGCAAGAAGAAGATTTGTATAGATTTAAAGTAGGTTATAGTTTTGAATATGGATTTAAAAACAGAGTAATTTTTCCAAGTTTGGATAGTAATCTTGACTTAAATTTTTATGTAACTAGAACAGTTGAAGAAGAAACAAAGTTTGCAAAATATAAAAATTGCGATGCTTCAAAAAAAGATATTATTTTTAATGAACATTTAGTAAACTGGAAGAAACCTATTGTCTTAGTTGAAGGAATATTTGACGCCGTCAAGTCAGGTAAACAGTCTGTACCCGTCTTAGGAAGCTGGGTTGATATGTCATACGCAGTTTTTAGAAAAATTGTAGAAAACAAGACTCCTGTGATACTTGGGTTTGATCCAGATGCAAAGCACAAAGAAATAAAAATAGCAAAACTTTTTTATCAAAACGGAATTGATGTAAAAACTATAAACAATTTTGATAAAGATTTAGGAGACTACACAAGAGAAGAAGTAAAAAACTTGATTCTTGATGCTAAACCTTTTGATAATATGGAAAGAATGAGATATTTAATAAGCGGAATCAAATCAGGTTCAATGTATTAAGAGGATGTAATGAATAGAAAAGCATTAAAGAGAATGATCCAACAAGAAATTGCAAGAGTAAGAGAAGACTTTTTAGTAGAACCAGAAGAAGTATCTCCTAACTTTCTTAGACAGTCTCCTACTTCATCTATTTGCCCATCATGTGGCCAGTCACCGTGTATTTGTGATGACTATGGTGATGTTTGCCCTGCTTGCGGAATGTCTCCGTGTCAATGCGAAATAGCAAGAAATCCATACAAGCTTGCATGTTCAGAGTGCGGAGGAGTAATGGTTATGCAAGAAGGTTGTGGATGCGGAAGCACAACAAGCCTATTTCAACCTTTAGAAATACCTTCATTGGATATGCATGATGATTTTCAAAGTGAGCACGAATTTGGAACAGCTCATCATGAAGGCGCATATATGGCAAAATTACAGCTTCATAAAATAGAAAAATATGCTGGCAAGATACAAGATATGATACCTCCGGGGTATGATTTAGAAGATTGGATGAGAACAAAAATCTCACAAGCAGCAGATGATTTAGGTGATGTCTACCATAAGCTAGAGTATATGCACCATAAAGATTAATCATCAAGGAAAAGGCATGTTATCTATTAGGAATCTCTTCGAAGATGAAGACAGAAAAAGTGTCCCAAAAAAGTATAGAAGCAGAGTCCAGAAAAAATGCCATTATTTTAAAGGTTTTGAAGAATCGTTACCGAAGCTTTCTTATCCACAAGAAAATACTTCTAAATTTGAGGAAGACTTAGATGAAGTTAGAAGATGTGTAAGAAATCCTTCGATAAGTAAAAAATTCTTAAAAAAGTCACATAAAAAATCTGAAGACATTTTTAAAAATCTTCTTAAAAAAGAAGACGTTGACTGGAAAAAGCTAGATGAAATACTAGATGAGTTTGACGGTGTTGTTACTAGACTTAAGTTTCTCTATAATAGAGAAAGGCCTTACGTCTATTTTAAAGAAAGAAAAGAAGATATAGAGACAAAAGAAGTAAGTTCACCTGCTTTTCCGAGTGGTCATGCTGCATTTGCTTATTTTACTTGTGACTACCTCTCAAATATTGTGCCTCATAGAAAGAGAGAACTTGAAAAACTGGCCGAGTTGATATGTCAATCTAGAATAGAAAATGGCGTGCATTTCCCATCAGACATAGCAGCTGGTAGATTTGTAGGAGAGCAGGCAGTAAGCTTCTTAAATAACACAATACAAGAAAATGCGAATAGTAGAAGTGCTCAAAAAACATTTGTAAGATTTTTAAGAAAAAGAAGTAGCGAAATTCGACCCAACTTTACTAAGAAAGAATGTTTGTCAATATATTCAAACGACATGTCTATTTTTATATCAGAGTCTACAGGAGCGTCTATTCAAGAGTCCTATGATGCTAGTAAAAACTTTTTAGCAGGCTATAGATTTGAATTGTGTACAGAAAACAAAGAAATTGTTCGTCTTTTTGAAGGAATGTGTCATGCATTTTTTAATTCTCAATCTTGTATAAGTGACATTGTCTTGCTTAATAGAATTTTGGAAAAAGAATCCGCAGTAAGATTAGTAGAAAAATCTACTATTTCAGGTGTCATGCTGTCTCCTGTTGAGAAAATTGAAGAGTTTTGCTCTAAAATTTCAAAATTTAATAATAGACCCTTTATGAAACTTGCAGCTATCAACTGGGTTGCGCCTTTTGAGAAAGGAAATAAGAAAATTACAAATATTATTTTTCTTAAAGAGGCAGGATTTAATTTTGACATTACAAATCAGATTTTATGCAATGATTTGCCTGAACTTTTAGAGAATTTTTATCTTGACAACGATATGGAAAAGTTATTTTCATAGTATGTAATTTGTAATATTTATTGCTATAATATTAACGCAAGGTGTATTATGGCAAAAAGAAAAATTGCGAGACAAGATTTAAAAAATCTTAAAGAAAATTTTAAGCAAGAAAAGATGGCTCAACATTCGCAAGAGCTCGGTGTGTATGCTCCCCCGACTCCAATGAAGAAAAAAATGGATGTTGCAAAAGCTGCAGGTAGAGACTCCAAACTTAATGAAACTGGATTGTCTCCTAAAGAGCTGAAAGAAAATGAAAGACAAAAGATTAGGCAGATCAAAGAAGACTTTTCAAGTCAACAAACTATTGTAACTTCTTATGGCTTTAAAGAAGGCGACATAGTAGGGTTTAACTACAATAGAAAGCAAGAAGTCGGAATGGTTTTTAAAATTAAAACGTATAAAAAGACTAGTCATGAATTAGCGCTTAAAGAAGATTTAGTAGAAATACTTTCTTCTGTTGGGTATGTAACAGTTGTTCCAAAAGCCATTTATGAAATTATTGAGTGCAATTAAGCTTTAAATGTTATAAAATAACTTTGCAAAACAAAAGGAAATACAATGGATATTAAAACGTTCGTACAGGTTGCCACTTCACTTCCACCTGATATTTCAATCTTGGTAAAGGGTGACACAGGAATTGGAAAATCAGATATTACAAAGCATATTGCTTCACTTATTAAAACAAATCACATGTATCTTGATCATAGTGGTCCTGGGATTCCTGTCTTAGACTGGCGTCTAAGTGTGTTTTCTGAAGGTGACATTATTGGTCTTCCTGAACTCGTTGACGGCGTAACACGTTTTGCTCCCAATGATCGATTTATGGCAGCGTGTCGCGAGCCGCATCTTCTCTTTCTTGATGAAGGTAATCGAGCCACAACAGAAGTTTTGCAGTGCGCTTTCCAGATCGTTCTAGACAGAGAGCTTAACGGTCAAAAGCTTCACCCTGAAACACGCATTATTATGGCAATCAATGAAGGAAATGATTTTACAGTAAACGAAATGGATCCTGCTTTGCTTCGTCGTTTCTGGGTCACTGAGCTTATTCCTACAACTGCAGATTGGCTTGAGTGGGCTGCTAGAAATGACATCGATTCTATGATTCAAAAGTTTATTAAGAAATATCCATCACATCTTATGCATAGCGGTGAACGCAATCCTGGTAGCGTGTATCCATATCCTGCATCATGGGCACGACTAGATAAATCTCTTAAGCATGCAAATTGCAAGCCTGAAGATTTTGCCGGAGATGATATTCCAGATATGATGCTTCATATGTCAGCAGGGTTTATTGGCATGCATACAACAGCAGCTTTTCTTGATTTTGTTAAAAATTACGTTTTTAAGTTGAGCGCTAATGATATTCTTAACAATTTTGACAGTGTAGAAGCAGATGTAAAGGCAATGACAAATGATAAAAAGAATGAAGCTCTTGATCAAGTAGTGCTCTTTTTGAAAGACAATGATATTTGTGCAACACAAATTGATAATTTGACACGTTTTATGAGCTACGTTTCTGACGAAGTGGTTGTAGACTTTTCTCAAACCCTTATGACTACAAAGCGCCTTCATAATATTAAAATGATTACAACTGCTCTCAAACCTAGAATTCTTAAAACAGTCCGAGGCGCAGCTTAATGATTACTGAAAAGCAGTTTGACAGTATTCTAGTTAAGTTTTTGATTGATGAACCTTTTTTTGCTACAATTATTCGTGGAATGCGTAAAATTTGTGATCCAAAAATAGGCACAGCGGGTGTTACATACAAAGATGGCACTATGACTCTTTATTGGTCACCTGAATTTGTATCTTCTCTTTCGCGTGAAAAGATTTTTGGTCTTCTCAAACACGAGTGTTATCATCTTATTTTTAAGCATGTAACGACAAGAAAGCGTGAGCCTCACAATTATTGGAACATTGCAACCGATCTTGCAATTAACAGCATTATTCCTAGAGCTCAGCTTCCAGAATGTGGTCTTATTCCCGGTGTCAAAAATAAATTAAAAGTAAAAGAAGGAATTGAAATCGATCCAGACCGCCGTGCAATGATAGAAAAAATGAATGACTGGATTGCAAGTCTTCCAGCTTATATGTCTTCTGAATGGTATATGGAAAAAATTCTTGAAAACAAAAGCATTCAAGAGACAATTGACGGATTGCAAGATGTTATAATAGTTCTGGACGAACATGATAATAGCGAGCTTTCCGAAACAGATAAAATTATTGCTGATCAGAAAGTAAAAGAAATTCTTGAAAAAGCAAAAGAAGTAGGAAACAGTAGAAGCTGGGGCTCTGTATCAATGTCTGTCAGGGCTGAAGTGGAAAAGCTAACGACAGTAGAGTTTAAATGGGAAAGAGCACTTAAGTATTTTTGCGGAAGCAAGCTTAGAAACAACTATTTTAAAACCCAGCGGAAAATTAATAGGAAGTATCCTTACATTCATGCAGGTAGAAAAACTGAAAAGACATCTATGCTGGCAGTCTATATAGATCAGAGCGGATCTGTTGGACCTGATTCTCTCGATCGTTTTGGTAAAATTCTAGAACAGCTATCTAAGACTCATACTTTTGTATATTATTACTTTGATAGTCAAGTTGATGAAGAAAGTAAAACCACGTGGAAAAAAGGTAAAAGAGCAACCTTTGGAAGAGGTCTTAGCGGAGGTACTTGTTTTAATGCAGTTGAGGATCACTTTAGAAAAATTAGTAAAAACTTTGACGGTTGTATTGTTATGACAGACGGATATGCTGCAAAGCCAAAAACTTGTACAACTAAGAGATGCTGGGTAATATGTCCTAGCGGAAAATTACAGTTTGAACCTGATAAAAGAGACTACGTTATTAGCATGAGTACGGGTATTTAATGAAAATATTACATATTGCAGATGTGCACTGGCGAGGTCTTTCTAGACACCAAGAATATGTTCTTGCGTTTAAAGATCTTTTTCGTCAAGCAAAAAAAATTAAACCAGATGTCATCTATGTAGGTGGTGACATTGTTCATTCTAAAACACAAGGTATTTCTCCCGAATTGGTAGAAAATCTTGTCTGGTGGTTTAATGAAATGGCTAAGATTGCACCTACGCATATAATTCTAGGAAACCACGACGGTCTTATTCACAATAAAGATAGACAAGACGCAATTTCACCAATTATTAATGCAATAGACAATAAAAATATATTTTTATACAAAGATTCAGGTGTTTATCCAACAGGCATACCAGGCTTTGACTGGTGTGTTTTTTCTTGTTTCGATGAAGAAAATTGGAAATCAGTAAAGCCTACAAAAAATATATCGATTGCACTTTTTCATGGTGCTGTGACTGGATCGTTGACAGATATTGACTGGTCACTTGACGGGGAAGTTCCTGTTAGTTTTTTTGATGCTTTTGATTTTGGATTGCTTGGAGATATTCATAAGCGACAATTTTTAAACAAAGAAAAAACAGTTGCTTACTGTGGTAGCACTATTCAACAAAACTATGGAGAAGATGGAGAAAAAGGTTTTCTTGTTTGGGATATAAAATCTCGTAATGATTTTGACGTAGAGTTTTATCCTGTTAAAAATAATTATCAGTTTGTAACTGTAGATTGGAAAGGCAGTGTAGAAAAAACTGTTAAGGCTTGTTCTGAATACTCGAGACTATCTCGATTTAGAATTAGTGCAGTTAATGATTATATTACGTCGGCTCAAACTAAATCGTTACAAAAAGCACTTAAGAAGACAAAAAATGCATCTGAAGTTGTATTTAAAATTGACAACTCTTTTTCTGCCGAAAGAATAAAAGAAAGTGAATCTGACGCTTTGAATCTTAGAGACATAAAAGTAATGAAAGATTTGATGCGTCAATACTATGCAGGAAGTAATATAAGTGAAGACGAATGGAATGAATTAGACAAGATAACATCATCTTATTTATCAGAAGTTACGCAAACAAACACAGACTTAAGAAATGTTAAATGGGGCATCAATAGAGTCGCATTTGACAATATGTTCTGTTATGGCGAAAATAACGAAATCAATCTAGACAAACTTCCTGGTATTACAGGAATTTTTGGAAAGAATGCACGAGGAAAATCATCAATTATTGGAACAATTGCCTACGGTCTTTTTAATTCTTCTGATCGTGGATCAATTAAAAATATTCACATCATTAATTCTAGAAAGAATTTTTGTAAAACAGAAATTGATATATCAGTCAATGGATCTCTTTTTAGAATTATTAGAGAAACAAAAAAGAAAAATACTAAAAATAATATTTGGGCTCCGACTGATTTAAAAGTCTATCAGATTGATGGTGATGGAAATATAACGTCAGACAAGACAGAAGAACAAAGAAGAGAATCAGAAAAAATTCTTCGTTCTATGATTGGTACTTCTGAAGAATTTCACATGACAAGCCTTGCTTCGCAAGGTGAAATGAACATCTTTATCAAAGAAAAAGCAACTTCTAGAAAAAACATTCTATCTAATTTTTTAGACATGAGTGTTTTTGACAATATGAATGAAAATGCAAAAAAAGACACATCAGATTTAAGAACAGAATTGAAACAGTTCTCAGCAGAAAGTAGCTGGTCTAAAAAGATAAATGATCTAACAGCAGCTATGAGTAAAAATCAAAGCATGCTTAATAAGGTCAATGAAGAAAAAGAAAGTCTAGAAATCGAAATTGAAAAACTCACAAAAGAAGTTCTTAAGAATACAGATTCAGATTTTGTAACTTTTACAGAAGTAGAAGATGCTGAGGCTAGCGTCGTTCTTTTGAAAAAGAAAATAAACGATGAACAAGAAAAACTAGATGGCTGCAAAGATTTAATTTATGACACAGAAACTAAAATTAAAAAAATACAAGATTTCATAGATGCTTTTGACATAGATGCTGTAAAAGAAAAGAACAATGAATCTAAAAAACTTGTCAAGACGCTTTGGGAGCTTAAAGGTCTTCTTAAAGCAGAGAATGCAGAATTAACTGCTATGGAAAAGTCTGTCAAGAGACTTCTCGAAGTACCCTGTGGTGATAGTTTTCCCACATGTAAGTTTATTAAAGATTCTCATAGAGACAAAAGCAAAATAGAAGAAAAAAGAATCAAAGTTAATGGACTAGAAACAAACTTATCAGATTTAACGGATTCGTATAAAAAAATCAAAAAAGAAAATTATGAAGAAAAAATTGAAAAATACAACTCTATAATTCAAAAAAAGTCGGAATTGGTTACTAAAATTTCAAATAATAGAGTAGAGATACAATCTATACAAAACAAAATTGAAAATCTTAAAAAAGAATACGAAACAAAGAAGCGTCGAAGCGAAGATCTTAAAAGAAGATTTGACGGACAAGATCCCGAAAGTGATGTATCGGGTGTTTCTAAATTACTTAGTATCAAAAAGAAAGATTTAAAAATAAATGATGAAAATAGAATTGACAAGATTCGTGATATTGAAGGACTAAGATTGGCGATCGAAAATGCAGAAAAGTCTAAAAAGAAGTTTAATGAACTTAACACTCAGCTAAAGGTTCAAGATTTATTCATCCAGGCAACTTCTAAAAGAGGAATTCCAGTACAGATTATTAATTTACTTCTTCCTAAAATCAATAAAGAGATATCTAAAATACTTAAAGGTGTTGTGGGGTTCACTGTTGTTTTAGAAGCTGATCTAGAGTCTAATGCAATGGATGTTTTTATCGACTATGGAGACTCAAAGAGAATTATTGAGCTAGCTTCGGGTATGGAAAAAATGATTTCTTCTCTTGCAATAAGGGTAGCTTTAATCAATATATCTTCATTGCCTAAGTCTTCCATGCTTATTATCGACGAAGGTTTTGGCTCACTAGATGAAACAAATCTAGAAGCGTGTGGTAGACTCTTACACTCGCTAAAGAAATCTTTCAAAAACATTCTTGTAATTTCTCACATTGACCAAATCAAAGATATTGTTGATAACACAATTGATATTATGAAATTAGGAGTTAACTCTCATGTCCAGAGTATATGAAATAAAGATAATTGAAGGAACCCAGAATTGCTCCAGAGAACACTTCTTCTGTGAACTATGTGGTTTTATATTAAAGACTTCTCTAGATCATCAGCATCATTCTGATCATTCCTGCTGTTATGAATGTTACTTAACATTTGCAGAGTCAAGAAGAAAAGAATGGAAAGAAGGCTGGCGACCAAAAAAAAGAGAAATAAGAAAATACATAAATAGTAGAAAGAGACTACTTATTAACGCAACAAAAAATCAGGAGATATGATGAATCTTGAAGAAATAAACATTTTAAGTACAGTAGTTGAAGATCTTTACGGAGACTCCTACGAACCCTATGCAGGATCTGTAAAGTGCATAACTAAAATAACAGGGACTGACAAAATGCAAATGACCTGTATGATGATTGTTAATCTAGGCAATAGAAACGAAATGCAAACTGCAGCAAGAGATGCTGAAACTTCTCTTAAAAAGATTTGCAAGGACTGTGTAGATAGCATTAAGAAAAATTTTAAAGATCGTGCAGGCCGTTCGCTTAAGACTAAAGAGATATCGTCAGATGTGGCAGTCGAACTCATGAATTATCATGCGTATTCAGATAAAGGAACTGCTCTCGTTCGCCAAGTTCACGTATTTGAAATAAGCTAGGGAACTGTATATTTATCTTCGCTATGACGAAGTACAATAAGCAGCTACAAGTTAAAGAAATAATTAAATGCGGAAAAGATCCAAATTATTTCTTTAAAAATTATTTAAAGATCCAGCACCCAGTGCGGGGTCTTATTCCTTTTGAAACCTATGAATTTCAAGATGAGTGTGTAGAAGACTTTCTTGAACATAGGTTTAATATTGTACTCAAGTCTAGACAATTGGGTTTATCTACACTTGTTGCAGCATATGCTGTCTGGATGGCAATATTTCAGAAAGAAAAGAATATTCTAATTATTGCTACTAAACTTACGGTTGCTCAAAACTTTATTACAAAAGTAAAAACAATGATAAGATCACTTCCAAAGTGGATGATCTTAGCTGATATTGTAGAAAACAACAAGCAGAAAATAAGATTTAGTCACGGTTCACAAATACAAGCGATACCTACTTCCGAAGACGCTGGTAGATCTGAAGCTTTGTCTTTGCTGATTGTAGACGAGGCTGCATTTGTTAGAAACTTTGATACAATCTGGACGGGTATTTACCCTACTATCTCTACGGGTGGTAGGGTTATTATTTTATCTACGCCAAACGGTGTCGGTGGCCAGTACCATAAGCTTTATGTAGATGCTGAAGCTGGTCTAAACGAATTCAATGCTATCAATCTTCCTTGGACAGTCCATCCCGAGCGTGATAATGAGTGGTTTGAAAAAACTACAAAAAACATGAATAAGCGTCAGATCGCACAAGAATATCTGTGCGACTTTGCAATATCTGGCGAAACGTTTTTAGACATTAATACACTTGAATGGATGAGGCTACAAGTAAAACCTCCCGTAGAAAGACAAGGGTTTGACAGAAATGTTTGGATTTGGAAATACCCACTTAGTGCAAACAACTACATTCTTTCTGCAGATGTTTCTCGAGGAGACTCAAAAGACTATTCCACATTTCACATCATAGACTCAGATACATCCGAAATTGTTGCAGAGTATAAGGGTAAAATTCGTCCAGATAATTTTGCAGAACTTATTAATGAGTTTGGTCTAAAATATAACAAATCGCTAGTCTGTCCTGAAAATAATTCTTATGGTTATGCTACAATCTTAAAGCTTCAAGATTTAAAATATCCTAAGCTTTATTACAGAAAGAAAAATCAAGTCTATATTGGAGATTATGTCCCTCCTTCATCTGCTGACACAGCAGGATTTAATACAAATGGCAAAACAAGAAGCACAGTTCTTGCTAAGCTTGAAGAACTACTTAGAAATAGACAATTAGTCTCTTACTCTTCTAGATTTTACGAAGAATTAAAAGTTTTTACTTGGAATACAGGTAGAGCTCAAGCAAGAGCTGGGTTTAACGATGATTTGGTTATGAGCCTTGCAATTGGGTCATGGTTGTTTGATGGTGCTTCCGAATATTCAAAATCTAACACAGGGCTTAATGAAGCTATGCTTGCGGCAATGTCCAAAAAACAAAGATCTTACAATGATACGCCTGATCAAGCATTAGCTCCTCAAGGTGTCTATATGTCAAGCCCTAATGCAAAAGGTGTTAGTAATAATATCAAGCAAGATTTAAATAATACCAGAAATCGCAGTAATATATTACATGACTATATGTGGGTTATCAAATAAGGAATTAATTAATGGCAGAAAGTAATTCAAATCTATTCAGAAGGCTTACTAGACTTTTTAGGTCTGGGCCCGTCGTTAAGCGTAAGCTTATAAAACCTGACGACAAATACACGTCTTCTGCATTTGAAATTTTTAGAAAAAATCAAAGTAAAGTATACAGCAATGCAATGTCTGCATACGGAGCTTATGATAGAATGGCAAGATACTCAGACTTTAGCGAAATGGAATACACACCTGAGATTGGTAGTGCATTAGACATTTATGCAGAAGAATCTGTAGCAGCTGACGAAAACGGAAATGTTCTTCATATTCATTCAGACAATACTAAAATCAAGCAACTACTTGATGACTTGTTTTTTGATACACTTAACGTAGATTTTAATTTAACAAGTTGGGTTAGAAATCTTTGCAAATACGGAGATCATTTTCTCTTTAACGACGTCAGCCCGGAATACGGTATTATTAATGCCTATCCGATGCCCATTTCTGAAGTTGAAAGAGAAGAAGGCTTCGATCCTAATGACCCGCTTGCTGTTAGATTTAGATGGGTTACACAAGGCAATCAAGTTTTAGAAAACTGGCAAGTTTCTCATATGAGGCTTCTAGGAAACGATGCTTTTGTGCCATATGGATCTTCTGTTTTGGAACCTGCTCGTAGAATATGGCGTCAGCTAATTCTTTTAGAAGATGCAATGTTAGTTTACAGAATTGTTCGTGCTCCAGAGCGCCGCGTTTTTAAAATTGACGTAGGTAATGTACCTCCTGAAGAAATTCCTGCATATATGGAAAGAGCACAATCAACACTTAAGCGTGCTTCTATCACAGATCAAAGCTCAGGAAGAGTTGATCTAAGATATAATCCACTTTCAGTTGATGAAGATTATTTTATACCTGTGCGAGGCAGTGAATCGGGCACAGACATTACTACACTTGCAGGAGGAACAGTTGCAGGTGAAACTAATGATGTAGAATATATTCAGAAAAAGCTTTTTGCAGCTCTCAAGATTCCCAAAGCATACTTAGGATATGATGAAGGTCTTGGAGCAAAAGCTACATTATCACAAGAAGATATTAGGTTTTCTAGAACAATTGCAAGAGTTCAAAGAACTGTCTTATCAGAACTCAATAAGATAGCAATTATTCACCTCTATTGTCATGGATTTTCTGATAATGACTTATTAGATTTTAAACTTAAGCTTTCAAATCCATCTACAATTGCTCAGCAACAAAAGCTTGAGCTTTTTAGATCAAGATTTGAAGCAGCGAGTACAGCACTTCAAACTCCTGGACTTGTAGACAAAACCTGGGTTCAGAAAAATATAATTAGACTTACAGAAGATGAAATAGAAACAATTCGAAAAGGACAAAAGAAAGATAAAATACTTGAGCTTGAAATTGAGTCTTCACAAATTACATCAGCAGAAGGTCCATCTGACCCAATGGATCTCGGGCAGCCGCCAGAATTATCACAGTCCATAGACTTAGGAGGCCCAACAGATCTTTCTGAAAATGATTCTATAGAAGATGAAAACGTTCCAATTAGAATACAAAATTCTTTAGAAAAAGTTGCAACAATGCTCTCTGAAGATGCTGAAGATTTTTTAACAGATGATGAAAAAAGAGAAAAGATTCGTCATGAGTACGAAGAAAGAAGAAGAAAAAAGAGGCGTGCTTCAGTGATGGCTGATAAGCATCATAAAATCAAACCGTCAGATGCAGGCGACAAAGCTCAAAATTTTGATCCCTCAGGAATGAGGAGAGAAATGAGTGACCTAAAACAATTAGGTAGTTTAACAAATGAAGATATAGATATTAGTGAATATTTGGACAATAAAATTGTTCAAAATGCTTACATGACTGATAGAATTAAAAGTACTCTTTCTAGACTTGAGAAAAAAATAGGGACGCCTAAAACTTTTACAGGAGTTATCTCTGAGAACAATTCATCAGAGGGAGAAAAATGACAGCCAAACATAATAAAAAGAGAAATGTCGGTATTATCTATGAGCTACTAATTCAATACATTACCAATTCGATTATTGAAGGGGATAGAAGATCTGCTAAGAAAGCTACGCAAATTATAGAAAAAAGATTTGCTAAAAATACTGAACTTTATAAGGAGTTTAGATTATTTAAAGCACTTGCTAATTCAACTGTGAATGATACACATGTTGTTGCATCAATACTCGCAGAAGCAAAAAGAGCAGCAAGAAATATCAACAGTGAAAAGCTAAATAAAGAAAAGTCTAGATTGATAAGAGATATTAACTACATTCTTGAAAAGCAAGATTTTTTCTATCAATCTGTTCCAAACTATAGAAACTTAGGTGCAATTCAAATTGCACTTAATGAATGGCGCAAAGACTCTCCTGATTTGGGAATACTTATTGAATTTGAAAAGAAAGTCGGAGAAAATCTTCTTTCTGAAAAGCCTAGTCAAAACATTGAAAAAATGAAAAATGAACTTGACGCTTCACAATCAGATAAGCTTGTTCTTAAGATTATGACAGAAAAAATTAATCAAAAATATGCGCATCTAACAAAAGAAGAAAGAGATATCATTTCACACTATGCTTTTTATTCATCACAAGAAAATACTGATAAACTTAAAGACTATCTCTTAGAAAAGAAAGCAAATGCCTTGACTCTTTTAGAAGATTTTGAAGATTTAGAAACAAACAGGATTTTAATAGAAAAAGTTGATAGAGTTAGAAGTGCTATCAATACTTTGGATGAAAATAAAATTGACGACATTTCAATTGTTAAATTTTTAACTGTTACCAAGCTGATTGGTGAGCTTTCTAAAAAGGAGGAAATAAATGTCTGAATTAAAAGTTTTAACTGAATGGCTTCCTATTACCTGCAATAAAGCTGTCATCAAAGAAAATAAAGAAAAATTTGGAAAAATTATACTACAAGGAATAATTCAGCGTGCAAATACACTAAATCAGAATGGAAGAGTTTATCCTAAATCAATTTTAGAAAGAGAAGTTGAAAATTATCAAAAGTTAATTAGAGAAAATAGAGCATTGGGTGAGTGTGTTGATCAAGAGACACAGATAATGACAAAAAGAGGATGGTTATCTTTTAATGAGCTAGAAAAAGACGATAAAGTTTTTACACTTAACGTAGAAACAGGTACACTTCAAGAAGAAGAAATACTTCATATTACTAAAAAGCATTACAAAGGAAAGATGCTCCATTTTTATAATGGAAAAACTTTAGATATGAAACTTACACCTGATCATAAGACCCTTATTTTTGATAGAAACAACAATCCTGTCTACATGACAGCTCAATCTGTTTATGATCTCTACAAAGAAGAGTCTAGTTGGCTTTCTCACTGTGGTTTAAGTTTTAAATCTGATTGGAAAGGAGAAACACCTGAAGTTTATAATATTCCAGGAACAAATATTTTTGTTGACCCTCAAGTGTGGGCAGCATTTATAGGAATTTATATTTCTGAAGGGTGTTCCGATGGAGTTAAAAGAGGATATTCAACTTCTAATAACATTCAAATAACTCAAAAGAAAAAAGAAAACATTGATTTAATACGCGAGCTTCTTAAAGAATTTCCTTTAGAATGGAAGGAAAGATTAAGATCAGATGGAGAAACAGTTGATTTTTCTTGCTCTCACAAAGGACTTCATGATTATCTATATGAATTAGGTTCGAGCTCAGAAAAAAGCATTCCAAGTGATATTTTGCAATGGGATCAAAATTGTTTAGAAATACTATTGACATGGCTTCTTATAGGAGATGGAAGAAATAGAGTTGTTAGAGGAAAATTAGTAAAAGAATACTACACCACCTCTACATCACTTGCACAAGATGTCGGAGAAGTATTTCTTAAATTAGGTTCTGGCAGCAACATAAGATCTTACTTGCAAAAAGATAGAGAAATTGAACCCGGGAGAATGATTCTTCAAGAAAACTCTAAGCCTATGTGGCTAGTATCTGAAAATTTTTCTAAAAATATTGGTTTAGATCTAAGATTTATGAAAGTTGATGAAGTAGATCACGACGATTTTGTGTATTGCGTAACGACTCCTAGCGGCAACTGGATGGCTAAGAGAAAAGGAAAACAATTCTGGACAGGAAATTGCGATCATCCAGATACTTCTGTTGTCGAGCTTAAAAATGCCTCACATATTGTTAGAGAAGCTTATATGCGAGGCGATGATGTTTATGGGACAATTGAAGTTCTAGATACACCTAGCGGAAAAATTATTCAAAGTCTTATTGAAAGTGGTGTAACTCTAGGAATTAGCTCAAGAGGCGTAGGTTCCACCGTGTCAAAAGGTAATACACAGGTTGTTCAAGACGATTTTCAATTAATTTGTTTTGATATGGTTTCTGAACCCTCTACTCCTGGTGCTTTTATGTCTCTTCACGAAGGAAAAACAATTAAACCTAGAGAGCTTAATAATTTCTTTAACAGATCAGACAGAATTGATAGAATTTTTAACAGCATACTGGGATGGGATAAAAATGAAACTTGATAAAAAAGTATTTAAGTCTATTGTTAAAGAGTGCTTAGTAGAAATTTTAGCAGAAGGTCTTTATCCACATGAAGGTGAACTTAAAGAAAAGAAAGCTGACTTGAAAGAAAGCATTCAGAAAAGATCTCTTCGAGGATTAGGTCTAGGTAAAATGAACGAAGTTCAGCAAAGAAATGTTCAAAAAAGACATCAATCTCCTGGAAGTTATTTGGACAAAGTAAGCTTTGGCGGAGGGCAACAAGAACCTAGTCCGGCTTTTAATGAAAAGACTTCAAGCTTAATATCAAAAGTGACTAAAGACCCTATTATGAGTGAAATCTTTGCTGATACAGCTGCTTCAACGCTACAAGAGCAAAGAGAAGGTAACAATGCAACACAAGCTCCTGCTCGCCCAGCAGATCAAGCAGCAAGAATTGTAGCAGAAAGTGATCCTGTAGAATTGTTCGGAGGATCAGCAGGCAAGTGGGCTGATTTAGCTTTTGCTCCAAAAATAAATAGATAATTTTCTCGTAGCGAAATATTTAGATTTGCTAGCCTTATATTTTGGAGTCAATTGTGAATAAAATCAAAAAGCTTACACCCGACGTCTTAAAGAGAATTATCAAAGAAGAGCGCGAAAGAATTGCAGCTCAGAAAAAAAGAATTGAAGAATCAAAAAAAAGAAAGCGTGTCAATGAGCTAAGAAAAGAACTAAAAACTTATCTTCAGCTCAAAAGAGAACAAAAGTTTCTTGTGGAAAGAATTAAAAAAATTCAAAACAGAGCTAAAACAATCAAAAACAAGATTAAGGAAAGCTAATGTCTGAAAGAGATCATATTATCGCAAACCCATCTGATACACAAGCAGGTGGTTTTGGAAAAAGATACCCTTCAAATTATGCTTCTGCATACCCAGCATCTCCTATTCACAATGGAACAATGACAGATGGTGAAGTTACAAAAACATTTATTCCTGCTGTTCAAGAAGGAGATGCTACATCAAGTTTTGCAGCATACGGGACAACTATAGCAGGCGGTGTAGGAAATAGAATGTCTTCTTATGATAGAGACTACCCAGATGCCCCTGACGTTGCTGGTAATACAATGACCGACGACGGTAAAGTATTTGGCGCAGGAGAAGGAGCACCTAGCTCGCCTTATGTTCCGCCACTTACGTCTCCTGGTCCAGGTTCAGTTTCAGCAACAGATCAGCCTGCCTATACGGGGACACTTCCGGTAGCAGGAGGTGAGTTTGGAACAGGGCTGGGGAGTACAGCAAATCCTTCTAGCACTTCAGCAGAAATTGCAACACAAGATGTTGATACAGCAACTGCTTTGATTTCTGGCAGATCTTATGCAGGATCAGCAGGATAATTAAATGAATTTTAACACCACCGGAGGTGCTGTCGCACCAAAAGACAGTAATGCCGGTGGAGGACATGGTAGATTAGGCACGGGTCACCCAGCAACAGGTATAACGCAGGGCATGACCCGTGTCATGTATCAGTATACAGAAGAAGAAGAGTCAAACCCAGAAGAAGTTGAAGATGAAGTAGGTATGGATCGAGATGTTATCAATGCTATTCGATCAGTAACAGATTCTGGTGCTTATAGGAATCCAAATAGAAGCGGAAGAAAAGATAATTCTGACGGGACTGGGAGAAATCAAGGTTCTCAAATGGGTCTAACAGAAGATCATACGACACCTATAACAAAAGGTTTGTCGCCACGTTTAACTTATCGTCAAAAAGACGATTACAACACAGTTCCAAAAAATACAAAAGGTCCCGGTTTTGGAACACAATCAACTGCACAGTATATTAGAAACAAGCCCGGTAGAATAAGTGGTACTCAATTTGGAACTTCTAGAGCACCGCTTCCTAATCATGATGAATACGACGATAATATCTTTTCTTTATTTGATTTAAAAGATCCAATGGAGCGATCTTTTTTACATCATCAAAAAAGAGTCAATCATATAAAAAGTTTAATAAAAGAGATAGAAGAAGAATAATTAAGGGTAAGTTTACTTTTTGAAATATAGTTATTTTTGTTTAAGAGGTTAATATGTCAAACAAGATTTTTGAGGAAGCAATAGCTGATGCTAAAAAATTAAGAGAAGTAGCTGAAGCGAATGCTAAAAAAGCTGTTTTAGAAGCAGTCACACCTAAAATTAGAGAGTTTATTGAGTCTGAACTTTTAGAAACCCGTCATGATGATGACGACATGGAAGAAAGTGAAGATTTACAAGAAGAAAATGATAGCTTAGATGAAGTTACACTTGATGAAAGTGCGCTTAGAAAACTATCCACACTTTTAGGAATCAATATCACAGAAGAAATTTCTTCTGGTGGAACAAAAATAGTTTCTGAAGCTACTAGACAAGCCTATAATAGCTTAACTGATTCTCAAAAATCAGAATTAAACGCAATTGCTGATAAAATTAATCAAACAAAAAGAACTTTATCTGGCAGTAGAATAAATAATAAAGATACGAATTTAAAGGAGAATTCAAAAATGAGCGAAAAGTACTATGAAGTCGATCTCAAAGCTTTGCGTGAAGCTGTCGAGTCAGAGCTAGCCGAAGTCATGCATGAAGATGACGTGGAAGAAGGTGCATACGCAGAGGGCGAAGAAGTTGAAGATAAAGCTTCTCTAGAAGAGATGCTTCAAGAGCTTAAGCTCGTCCTGGATCTTGGCGAAGACGTTGAAGAAGATCAAATTCCGGAAGAACTTCGCGGCATGCTCGAGCTTGACGACGAAGAAGGCGATGAAGACCTAGAAATGGAAGAAGAAGCCGAAGAAGCCGAAGAAGCCGAAGAAGCCGAAGAAGGCGAAGAAGGCGAAGAAGGTGAAGAAGGTGAAGAAGGCGAAGATCCTTTTGCAGCACAGCTTGATGAAATGGAAGAAGTCGAAGTTGACGAAGCCATGCTCGCCGAAGAAATTTTAAGAATTCGCAAACTAGTACGCGAAGGCAAGATGGATCACCACTTTGGTGGATCGGGCGGCGCCAAAGCCGGTGTTAAGGGTGCCTTCGGTGGAACAGGCAGCGGCAAAGCCGGTGTCAAAAAAGCTTTTGGAGGTGGAAGTGAAGGTCAAGATGTCTTTACCAACCCGCCTGCAATGAACAAACTCGCGGAAGCATTCCGCGCTGAGCGCCGCAAGACTCGTGCGCTTTCTGAGAAACTGGGTAAATACAGAAGTGCTGTTAATACTCTTCGTGAACAGTTGGAAGATCTCAACCTTTTCAATGCGAAGTTGCTCTACGTTAACAAGCTTCTTCAGAATAAGAATCTTAACGAGGCCGAAAAGAAGTCCGTCATTAAGGCTCTTGATGAAGCTAACAGCTTAAGAGAAGCTAAGTCATTGTACAAGTCCCTAACAGAGACATTCGCTCGCGGTAATGCCAAGCCTCTAACCGAGTCTCGTAACCGTGGGTCTTCTTCAAGACCTACTACTTCATCAGCTCCCAAGCAGGGTAATGCACCTGAGCTTGATCGCTGGCAAAGATTGGCAGGATTGAAGAACTAATTTAGTTCACATTTGATTACGACATATAACATTTAAAGGAGTTTAAACATGTCACGTTCTTTTACTTTAAACCAGTTGACTGAAGGCATTCGTGATCGTCACGTTGGTGCTGAAAGCAACAGATTGATGGAGAAGTGGTCCCGCACCGGTCTACTTCGCGGTCTCGGCGATCACAACCGTGAGACCATGTCCCGCCTACTCGAGAACCAGGCTGCCCAGGTTCTTCGTGAGGCTAACGTTCTTGGTTCAGGCGGTGCAGATAGCCTTCAGGTCGATGGTTTCTCAAACATCGCTTTCCCAATCGTTCGTCGCGTCTTCGGTGGCCTCGTTGCTAACGAACTCGTCAGCATTCAGCCCATGAGCCTTCCTTCCGGTCTGCTCTTCTACCTAGATTACACCTACGGTTCAGACGTCGGTGGTGACACACCAGCTGATGGTGCCACAGATGCTCCAACTGCTTCCACTTACGAAAAAGGTCAGTCACTCTACAACAACCCGGTAGGCGCTTCTGTTCGTACCGGTTCCGATGCAGTCGGCGGTCAGTACGATCTAGTTGGTACTTCCTACACACAGATTCACAAGAATGTCAAGCTAGGCCTCGCCGGAAACGTTATTAACGGTGCCTTTGGCGGCGACGCAGCTCAGTCATGGGGCCCAGGCGACGCCGTTACTGTAAGCGGTTCGGATGGTAAGCTTCTCCAGTTTGACCCACAGGTCACACAGTTAATTGAAGATGGCTCTCAGACTTATCAGCTACTTCTCGTTTCAGCTTCACTACTTCAGGAGGCTGGGGGCGGTCAACGCAGAATGGATCCAACATCTGTTAAGTCAGTTGCTCTATTTACAGCAGGCAGAACAGATCTAACTGCTCCTGCTTCCAGCGTTCAAGGCGGCCAGGGCGTTCTAAACGTTAGACGCCTTAACCAGCTCGGAACAATGGCAGGTGCTGTCGGTGCTGTTACATTCACACCAGATCCACTTGCTGATGTATCTTTAGCTTCAACTGCAGTTCTCATGGTATGCCAAGGTCAGGCAACTGCCCTTGCCGGTGCGAGCTCAACACTCGACTTGACTGCTTCTTTCGTTGTTTCAGATCAGGTCAAGGCGGCAGGAGCCACAGGTGGTACACTTACCATTCCGGCGTTTGAGTCTAACTTCCAGACTTCACCTTCACCTGTCATTCCTGAGATTGACATTAAGATTGAGTCCATCGCGGTTACAGCGACCACACGCAAGCTCCGCGCTCGTTGGTCACCAGAACTCGCTCAGGATCTCAACGCTTACCACAGCATGGACGCTGAGGTTGAGCTTACCCAGATCCTCTCCGAGCAGATCGCTCTCGAGATCGATCGTGAGATCCTTAACGACCTTCTCACCGAAGCTCGTGGCGCTAACTTCTACTGGAGCCGTAGCCCCGGTAAGTTCGTCAACAAGAGAACTGGTGCATCTGTTCAGCTCGCTTCAACTCTCGCAACTGGTCCTCAGTTCACTGGTACCGTTCGTGAGTGGTACGAGACTCTCGTTGAAACCATCATCGATGTTGCTAACGAGATCCACCGTAAGACTCTTCGTGGTTCCGCAAACTTCCTCGTTTGCTCACCCGAAGTTGCTACCATCTTCGAGGCTTCTGTCCTCTACAAGCCCTCCATCAAGATTGACGGCCAGGGCCAGACCGGTGGCGAGTTCACACTCGGTGCTGCTGCAATCGGTAGCTTGAGCAACCGTTTCACAGTCTACAAGGACCCCTACTTCCCTCGCAACAAGATTCTTGTTGGTTACAAGGGAGGTTCCTACCTCGAGACTGGTTACGTCTACGCTCCTTACGTACCCCTCATCGTCACCCCGACTATCTTCGCACCCGAGGATTTCACTCCTCGCAAGGGCGTCATGACTCGTTATGGCAAGAAGATGGTTCGCGCTGACTTCTACGGTACCGTCACCTGCATGGACATGGACATTATCTAATTTAATTAGATCTTGATCTTGCGGGGCAGCTTTCGAGCTGCCCCGTTTTGTTTTATACATTAATCCTTGCAAGGGTATAATGACATAATGATATGCCAAATTTGCAATTTTCAAGGTGAAGGAAAGAAATTTTCTAATCATCTTCAATCTTTTCATAAAATATCTTCAAAACAATACACGATTGATTATCTTTTAGGTGGCAATCAACCAAAATGTGAAGTTTGTAATGGTGAAACAAGATATGTTGCATTTAGTTTTAAAAGATTTTGCAAAGCTTGCTCTAAAAAAGGATCATCAATAGCAGGAAAAGAAGGAGGAAGTGCTCCTGCCTGGAATAAAGGAAAAACAAAAAAAACAGATAAAAGACTTCTCAGGCAGTCAGAGAGCATGAAAGGAGAAAGAAATCCATTTTTTGGAAAGCATCATTCTGATGTGTCTTTAGATAAAATGAGATTTTCAAAAATTGTTTCTTTCGAAGACTTTGATTTAAGAATTAAATCTAGATCTAAAGATTTTGAACTAATTACAGAATATGATGATTATTTTTCTCGACAAAAACAATATCTTGAATTTAAATGCAAACAATGTAATACAATCTTTAAAAAAACATTGCAAGCTTATGAGCGTGGATCTTTGTGTGTGGTTTGTCATCCCGTTGGAACTTCTCAAGCGGAAAAAGAAATAGGCGAATATATTCAATCTTTAGGACAAGAAGTAGAATTTAATAATCGATCTATTCTTCATCCAAAAGAAATAGATGTTTTCGCACCAGAGAAAAAATTTGGAATAGAACATAACGGGCTATACTATCACGCCATTTTAAATGGAGAATCAAAAAGTCGATATTATTACTTAAATAAAAAAAGAACTGCTCAGACTTTGGGAATTAATTTAATTCATATTTTTGGTGATGAATGGATTAGCAAAAAAGAAATTTGTAAATCAATGATTAAAAATCGATTAAATCTAATTGATAAAAAGATTTTTGCAAGAAAATGTAATATTCAAGAAGTAAATGTCAGAGAAGCAAAAATATTTTTTGAATCTAATCATATTTCAGGATACTCTGCTTCATTATCCAGATGGGGTCTTTATTATAATAATGAGCTAGTTCTTTGTCTATCTGTTAGAAAGCCTAGACAAAAAAAATACAAATCTTTAATTGAGATTTCAAGATTCGCTTCTGCACGCAATACCAACGTTGTTGGTGGTTTAACAAAACTTCTTAAAAAAGTTGAATTTTGGGCAAAAGACAACGGATTTAAAGGTATTCTTACTTATGCAGATTTGAGATTCGGTGATGGAAATGGATATCTCAAGTCAGGATTTAATCTTATGGGAGAAACAGGACCTGATTATTGGTATACAAATGGACAATTGAGATTTGATAGATTTAAATTTAAATCATCAAACGGAAAAACAGAAAAACAGAAAGTTTTGGAAAATAAATTATTTAAGATTTATGGCTGTGGTAGTAACATTTTTATTAAGAATTTTTAAATTTGTATTTTTTTAAAAAATGTGCTATTATTACTTTATAGGAGTTCAAATGACTAAAAAAACTATAAAAAATCACAGTGATGAAATAGATGATTTAAACCAAGATGAAATGATGGCGATAGCTTTACCTCCCGACCAGCAAATTACACTTTTACCAGAAGAAACTTTGCGCTTAGAATTGCTAAATCTATCTAAAGATATTCTTTTAGGAAAAGCAGCTATGCGTTGGGAAACACATAAACAGTATGGAGACGTCACAGTTGCAGAAATTATTCACGAAGCAGAGCGTATGTTTGCTTTCGTAAGAGGCGATAAATGATTTTTGCAAATTTTAAAAAGACGCATCCAGATGCTGTCAAACCTAGTTATTCTTTAGAAGGTGATGGCTGTCTTGATTTGTGGGCGGTATCAAGAGAAGAAGACAGCAACGGCAACATTGTCTTTAATACAGGTATTGCTATAGAAATACCACAAGGATTTGTAGGTCTGCTATTTCCTCGAAGCTCTGTTACTAAGACAGAATTCTTTCTTGGCAATTCTGTTGGTGTAATTGACTCTAATTATCGGGGAGATATTATGCTAAAATTTACCAAGACGAAAGGAAGAGGCGGAAAATCTTACTATCCTGGCGATAAGATCGGACAGCTTCTTATAGTTAAAAGACCGACTGTTAAACTTCGTGAAGTTGAAGAGCTATCAGAAACAAACAGGGGCGACGGCGGCTTTGGATCTACAGGAAATTAAGCCATTCGTAATTGTGGCGCCTTTCTAAATAGCGTTCTCCGGCAAAATCACCTGCATAAGCTTCGCGCTCGAAAGGTATTGCATAATATGCTGCTCTCTTGTCTCTAAGTTTAAACATGTAAAAAAGCCAAAAAGCTGCATACAAAATATAAAATCCAATAATTCCTAACTCCACCTGTTGACGCAGGTGGATTTTTTCATGTGCGATAACTCTTTCGCTTCCTTCATCACGAATAAAAATAAAAGGCCAGATTGCTACTGCATAAGCATCAATGACAAGTGAAAGCATTTTTGGAACTCTGCTATTTCTAATGATCATTTTTTACTCCAGTAAAAAGCTATTTACGATTATAATTATATCGAACATTCTTTAAAATGGAGGAATTATGACAAGAGGAAAAACTGCAGCACAGGCTGCACCAGATGTTGAGGCATTAGTTGCAGAAGTTGCAGCTCTAAAAGCAGAAGTCACTGCACTTAAGCGTGAATTGGCAAAGAAGCCTGCAGGAGGTGCAGATGCTCGCGTTGACAGTGTTATTCAATACCTCAAGCTAAGACTTCAAGAAAGACCAGAAGGCATGTCTCGTGATGAGTATAGACAAAAACTAGAAAAAATGGTACGTGACCTATAGATATAAATAGGCCTAACACATTGCATAAAGTCGACCTCGCCGGCGTGTTAGAATCTTGCGAACAAGTAAACTCAAAAAGGAGAAAATTATGCCAAAAGTATTAGTAACAGACACAAAAGGTTTGCACCAGATAACTGGTAACGGTTTTGAAGTAGCAGTTTCAGGCTCAGCTGAGGCAGGACACATTGATCTTAAGTGTGGAGCTGGAAGCAACACACCCGCTTACATATCTTTGCAGGCGCCTACAGGAGAGACCTGGTACTTGTTTTTCGAGTCAGATGGTACGCTCAAGAGGCACAACGCTGTACCTACAGCTGACTCAGACGGTACTGTCGTCGGTGGTCAGTCCTAATCTTTTAAGATAAGACAATTTCAGGCAGCTCTTTTTAGAGCTGCTTGTTTTGTTTCTGGGACACTTTAAACGCAAACCACCTATCTATATTAGCAAGCAAACAATGTTTAACAGGAGTCATCTGTGAAGGTCCCAGCAGCCCTTTTAAGAGAGATCATTGCCTCACTTGTGGATGAGGAAATAAGAAAGGTCAAGGGTGGCTACAAAGTCTATCCAAAGAAGCCGCAAAAAGGCAGAAAAACTCGAAGAGCACTTTCTAAGAAGCCTATGTCGCGTGAAAAAGCATTGCGTCAGCTCCGAGCAGTTGAGCGCAACAAAGCTCTTAGCGAAGGAAACTCAGACGGCGGGTATACTATATCATCAGAAGAAGTTGACAAAGCCATTGACAGAGCATTAAAGTTTTTTGGTTTAGATAACAATCAGTTTCTTAAAAACTACCTTAGAGAAATCGCAAGAGCTGAGTCTGGTGGTGACCCAACAGGCGGAAGTTCTTTTACTCATCACAAAGTAAATCCATTTCAGCTGACAAATTCTTCTATTGATAACTCTAAAACTAATATAAATTTAAAAAAGTGGAGATCTATTTTTTTTGAAAATAGAAAAAAGCTGTCTGGAATAGAAGATGGACGCAAGATAGAAGATTACGACAATAATCAAATTAAAGAAAATATTAAATCAGGTGCGATATTTGCTCTTTTACATGTTTTGCACATGGCACGATCTTTTTCTCCAGATAATATAAAAGAACTACCTTCGATAAAAGAAAGAGCACAAATGTGGAAAAGAAGATACAATTCTAGCCTCGGCGCTGGAGCCGTGGATCACTATTTAAGGAAAAATAATGAAAATTAGGAGAAAAAATGAGCTTAAATAATCCAAAACCAGGACTTGGGTTTGTTCCCGAATATCAAGTTAGCAGCTGGCCCTATTTAACAAGTTCAATTTTAAACAATGAAGCCAGAGAAATATCCTTCCCGGGTGTAACAAGATGGATAGTTGTTCATAACGGTGGGCATAGCTCTTCTAAAACTTTAATGTTTGGATTCACAGAAAACTGTTTTTTGCCTTCAAATTCAAATTATTTTGAATTGCATGATGGCGAAATGACGCCTCGTATTGAAGTTAAATGCACTTCATTGTTTGTTAGTTCATCAAGCTCAAGTTTGCCTTTTTGCGTTTTTGCAGGCTACACAGCAATCGACAAAGATCAATTTCCAATTTTAACTGCATCGAACGGATTTGAAGGCGTCGGATAATTTTTGTCAATCAAAACTCTCGAGAATATATATAAAGACTAACCCTGTCTGGAGACTTTTGTGGCAACATTTACTACTACGACTGCGCCCACACCCTTCGGAATATTTGACTCTGACTCTGATTTTTCCACAGAAGCAGATCAAATGGTTACATTTATTAAAAGAAAACTAGGTGACGATGTTTTAAGTGTTGAGCTCACAAAAAAGCAAATTTGGGGCAACATGGAAGAGTCTTCTCTAGAATACAGTTCCATCTTAAATCAATATCAAGCAAAGTCACAGCTTGTTAATTTTCTCGGTTTTGCTACAGGTTCTATGACTGGTGCAGAAGAAAAATATGTCCGCGACAATCTTGAATACTTGACAAGATTTGCTGAACCTTATGCTATGGAAGCAGGAGTCGGAGGATCTTATAACACAAGATCTGGTTCGATTGAGTTAGAGCTTGGACGACAAGACTACGATCTTTACACAGAGCTGAAAGATGAAAGCGGTGCAGCAATTTTTGACAACGCTAAAGGAAAACTTAAGATTGTTGAAATGTTTCATTTTAACCCACAGGCAGCATATAGATTTTTTGATACAACATCAGCTATCAATTATCTTAACAACGAGTTTTCTTTTGAGTCTTTTACTCCAGAAACTATTTTTTATGTACTTCCTGTTTTTGAAGACATTTTAAGAGCAGGTCAGCTTGATCTTTCTAACAGAGTAAGAAGGTCAAATTACTCATATGAAGTTTCTGGTACAAAAATTAGAATCTTTCCGACACCTACATCAGATACAAGAAAACTTTGGGTAAGAGTTAGACAGTATGCTGACCCTATGGATCCTGCTTATAAAGACGAAATGATTCACGGTGTCTCAAATATGTCAAATATTCCTTTTGGTAATTTAACATATTCAAGAATTAACTCTATTGGAAAGCAATGGATTAGGCAATATACACTTGCACTTTCTAAAGAACAATTAGGCTTAATTAGATCTAAGTTTGGCAATATACCAATTCCGGGCGGTGACGTCACATTAAATGGAAGTGATTTAATAAGTCAAGGAAGAGAAGATCAAAAAGAACTAAAGACACAGTTGAGAGAAATGTTAGATACAATGACTTATGATAAGTTGGTAGAGATTCAGTCTACTCGTGCTGAGCAGATGAACAAGCAGTTGCGTTACATTCCAATGCCTATAGGTAAGGCAATAATCATGGGGTAAATTATGGGTAGATTTTTTATCACTCCTAGAGAGATAAACTTTATCAATGACATAGCTAAAGAACTTGTAAAAGATGTTGTAGGTCAAAAGATTTACTATTTTCCAATATCTGAAGTTAAATCAAAAGTTCATGATGTCTATGAAGAATCACCTGACAAAGTTTTTGAAAATCCAATAGAAATAGATTGTTTAGTAAAGTATGAGCCACAAGAAATTAGAACAAATAGATTTGGTTCTGAAGAATACTATACAGTAGAGGCTTATGTTCAGTCAAGAGACTTATTAGACAAAGGCATTGAAGTTCTTGAAGGTGATTTCTTTTCATACGGCTCTACATTCTTTGAAGTAATCAAAGGTCCTTCTTCAGATGTAATTTTTGGTCAAATTGAGCACAAAAGTTATATTACAATTACTGGTAAACAGTCCAGAAAAGGTCAATTTTTGGCGAAAATATTTGGCCCAACTTCGGAAGCATATTCAGATAGTGATGCTGTGCAAGACACTTTTGTTCAGCAGCGAGGATTTGAAAAGAATAAATTGGGTGAAACAGGAGACATTAGACAGCTAAGAGAAAATGGTGTACTTGACAATCCTATTTCTGGACCCAAAGAAGTATCTCCGAAAGGAGATCCAAGAGGCGTAGGATCATCTTTCTATGACGAAGAGAGCAATTGATTATGGGACATCAAGTAAAGGGTGAAAAAATAATCAAAGATTTTGACGGGAATAACGCACCTGAAGATTTTGATATTCCTTCGATCGGAATAGAAGATATCGATAGAGCGATATTTGAACTATTTGATAAAAAGTTGTCTTTTGAAGTAAATCACAAAGGGTCACTTCAAAAAGTTCCTGTTATTTTCGCTTCAGGTGAAAGGTTTGCGCTTACCAGAAGAAAAAATCCTATCAGAGACAAAGAAAACACTTTAATTTTGCCGCTTATTTCAATTATGCGTCAAAATATTGATTTTTCTCCTTCACAGGCAAATAAAAAAACTGCAATTGCTTTCAGAGAACAGGAAAACTATGTTATTAAATATAGACTTAGCGAAAGAGATAGAAAATACCAAAACATTATCAATAAACAAAATGTTAAAAATCAAATCAATGTGTCTTCTGCTAAAAACTTTTCTTTAAGCACACCCTCACCCGGTTCGATTGCAAAACCAGGAACTGTATCTACTAAACGTGTAGGAACAGCGTCTAGATTCTCTAGCTTGGCGCAATTGAGTCTTGGAGAAGAATTAGGTAAAAATATATTTGAGGTAATACAAGCCCCGTATCCTGAATTTGTGGCGGTTACTTACGATGTAATTTTCTGGACGCAGTATATGCAACAATCAAATCAAATGCTAGAAACACTAGTTGTTAGCTTTACCGGACAAGGAGAAGAAATTCCTATAATAACAAGCGGAGGCTATGAATTAGTTGCTTTTTTCTCTGGTCCGTTTGCCAATAGCGGGACCAACTTAGACGATTTTACTGAGTCTGAAAGGATTATTAAGCATACTTTTTCTGTTACAATTCCTGGCTACATTATCAATCCGAAACACCCAGGAATGCCTAAGATGTTAAGAAGTTACGTGTCAGCGCCTAATTTAAGCTTTGGAGTCAATATTGGCGACGTTGAAAGTATCAACTATCAACCTGAACGTAAGTCAGAAACAGTCAAGAGACACGTGCTTGAAGACTTGACCAACATAAAAGAACATGAATTAGTAAGAGGAGAATCAAGAGAAGTTATACAAAACACTATTGTAAACCCTTTTACAAAATCAACAAAGACTGAGTTTTCAAGAATAAGGACAAGAAATCAAAGAGCAGGTGAAACTGTTGCATCTTCAGAGATAATTGAAGAAATTGAAGAAATTGAGACATAATTAAAATAGATGTTTAGCAAAGACAAACATAGTTATAATAGGATTTTTTAGGAGTAATTGATGGCAGAACAAACTTTCAGATCTCCGGGCTTTTTTGAGCGTGAAATTGATTTAACTCAAAGAACAACGGAAATTGTAGGAGTTCCTGCAGGCGTTATAGGTACTGCACAAAAAGGACCGGCTTTTGTTCCTGTTACCGTCGGGTCGTTTTTAGATTTTGAAAATAAATTTGGTTCATTAGATCCAGAAAAATTTGGGACTTACGCAGCCAACGAATGGCTTAAAAACAGGACAGCATTAACATACGTTAGAGTTTTAGGTGCAGGAGCAAATAGCACAACTACAGATATATCGAATACTCAGACTGCAGGAACTGTAAAAAATGCAGGCTTTAAACTTTCTGGATCTAGATCAGACTCAGACAATAGGTACAATGGGACAGTTCAATTTCTTGCTGCAAAACACATTCCACGCGACAACGAAGGGTTTGGAATGCCTTTATTTACTGACAACCAATCGGTGAATGGAGCCGGTGATGTGCACCTAATCAGAGCAATGCTAATGACCGCATCAGGCTCTAGATTTGAAGTTTTAGACCATGATGCTTTCTATACAGGAACAACTACTGCAGACGATACAGCAAAGATAAGAAGTTTTGATGGAACTCCTGAACAGGGCATGTTCAAGCTTGTGCTTTCTTCAGCAGCAGGTTCTAATTTTTCTAGCGATGAATCAAAAGATGGTATTAAAATATACACTGCATCTTTAGATCCAGATAGTAAGCACTACATTGGCAAGATTTTAAATACAAACCCAGATAGATTTAATGAAGAACAACATTATCTTTACGCAGATTTTCCTGTCGAAGATGAGTTAGCACGTATTGAATACAGCCCTGACGCAGCTGTTGGCATCCTATCAGGTTCTGCTTCTATACTCGCAGGAGCTGGCGGAGCTGGAACATCGTTTACAGAGCTTTTTGGATCTTTTAATACAAGGTACCAAACAGCAAAAACAACTTCGTTTATCTCACAGCCTTTTGGTGATGTTGAATATGATCTTTTCCATTTTGAAGCCTTGGATGATGGAGCATCTGGCAATAAAAGAGTTAAAGTATCAATATCAAACTTAAGAAGATCAACTAATGAAAAAGATCCTTTCGGAACTTTTACAGTTCTAGTAAGAGATTACACAGATACTGACACTGACATGAAAATATTGGAGCAGTTTGCTGATTGTACACTAAATCCAGGTGATGAAAACTATGTTGGTTCCAAAATTGGGGATTACAAAGTTTTCTACAATTTTGATGCTGAAACTGAATCTGAAAGAAGATTAAATATAACTGGCAAAAGACCGAACAGATCAGCTTTTGTAAGAATCGTAATGCACCCTGATGTTGAAGACAGAGAAATTCCAAAAACAGCATTACCATTCGGGTTTAGAGGTCTTCCTGTTGTTAAAACAACAAACTCTTTGTCAGATAATACTAATGTTGTAGGCGAAGGATCTTCTAACTTGAATGCTGCTAGACTTAGCTTTGTTCCTGGTGCCGATGTTGATAAAGTTTTATCTTCATCTATTATGCCTCCTGTGCCTATGAGATTTAAAGCTACAAGAGGTGCAGTCAAAGCAAGTAATGTTTGGACCGGAGAAAATGGAACATTAGAAATAGCCGATGCTAGATACTTCTTTGGCATCAAGTTTGAAAGAGTTCCTTCAGAAAACATTGTAACAAATGCAGTTTTAAAAGCAAATGGATCAGGAGAAAGAAATAAACTAATCGATTCTTACTCTAAGTTATTAGGAATTCTTAAGCTAGATACACTAGTAACAGGCTCCGGTGCGGATGACTTTAACAATAATAAGTTTTCTCTTTCAAAAGTTGCTCTTTACAATCAGCCTGCAAGTGCAGATCAAGACTTAGACTCGGCAATTGCCAATACA